CAGCTGCCAGGCGAATGTAAAGACCAGACTAAGCATGTAGTACCGAGGATGTAGGAATTTCGGACGCGGGTTCAACTCCCGCCAGCTCCACCAAATAAAACAAGGGGTTACGCGCAAGCGTAGCCCCTTTTTCTTTGACCATGTCCACTTCGCGTCCACCCGGCTGCGTTTTATGTCCACCTGCTTTTAAGCAATGAACTATTGCTGATGTAGTAGCGCGCTCGCATAAGATTTCAGTTTTCAGTTTTTCCGCCATACCGCCACAGCCCGCGCCACGCCTGGAATCGTGGGCTGTTTTATTGCTGGTCACGCCCGCCCCTATCGATCCTCCCAAAGTGACGTAAAATTAATTTTATCTTTATATTTCCTGCACTTGCACTTTTAGCCAGATCCTTTTCAGATCCTTGAAACTGAAAAAAAGTGAAATTCTTTTCAATCTTTTCATTTTGCGTTTTCACGCAAAGGCCCAGTGGCGGCGCGGGCTGGCGATACCGTTTGTAAAAAAACAAAACTGAAAAATTTTTGCGATCCAAAACTTGCAGGCGGGTGCGGTGTAGTGCCGTTTTTGTCTGCGAACGTTTTATTTTGTGGGGCTGCGGCTGCGCCAGCGCAACGAGGCGGGCGCGATCGGTTTAAGGGGTGGCGGTGCGTGGTCTGGCGGCTGCGTGCGCCGTGGTGCGTTCTGTGCGGGTTTATGACGGGCGTAAAAAAGCCCGCGCTGCGGCGGGCTGTGTGATGTGGGTCAGGCGATTATTTTTTCGTACTTACTGCGGGTCTGCGTGGCCTGCGTGGCCGTCCGGGTAAAATCTGCGGCGCTGGTCGGTGCGCCGGTGCCAGGGTGCGAATGACTGGCGCACTGGCTGGCCAGCTGCGCCAGCAGGTCTATGGTTTCCAGCATCATCTGTAACGTGTTTACGCCCTCGCTGCCGATATGCACCGTTGGCCCCATGATTTGCTGACCACCTGCAGCAATGCTTTTGCGCAGCTGCGCGATTTTCTCAACAAGCCCGCCCCCGGTCTGCGTCTCGATGTTCCCCTTAACGCGTGTGGTCTGCTGGCCGTCAATCTCCGTTTCGGCATCACCCTCCACGCGGGCCAGAAACTTTCCGCTGGCTGCGATGGCATAATCGCCGGTGGCCACATGCTGAACGGCTCCGGCCATCAGCGTGACCGTACCCAGTACCGTGGTTTTATCGGTGGCCTTAATCGTGGTTTCGCGGCTGACCAGCTCGCGGCTTTCCTGGTCTGCGGTCACCTTGCGGATCATAGAGGTTTCGCGGATGGCCTGGTCGGTCTTGCGCTCCCAGTCACCGGCCTGCGTTACCCGCTGCGATACTTCTTCGCGCTGCTGTTGCAGCTGCTCGCCCGGCTTCACATCCGGCAGGCTTGTGCCGTCCGCCACGGTCTGGCGGATAAAAGGTTTATCTGCCCGGCCACCGGTAAAGCCCACCTCTACCAGCGTCCCTTCTGGCGGAAACTGAAAAAGACCGGAATCATTGCCAGCCATCGGCACCGGCAGCGGTACGGCGGAATAGACCGGCGTGTTGTTATCCGGCTTGCCGTCTGCGTCAAGCAGCTGCACATCAACGGCATAGCGCGGGCGGAACGGATCGGCAAAATTGCCGCTTGTCACCGGCTCACTGTGCGCCACCACCCTGGCGAACTTCGGCAGATGCAGCCCGGACGCCAGCTCCGGGTAATGGGTTTCAATCTGGCGCTGCGCCGGGGATTTCTGCAACGGCTTGCCGGTGGCCTTGTTGCGCGGCGTCCAGGTGATGGCCATGTTGTCATTTTGCAGGTTTACTTTTGTTACCCGCTCGCCGTTCACCTCCACGCCGGGCCGCAGGGTCTGCACCAGAGGAATGGTCATGGTGTTACCACCTGCCGCGCCCTGGTTGAAGTCTGCCGGAATTTCGACGGGTCGCCCGGCAAACAGCGCCCTTTCTGCGCCGCCCAGATACAGCGAACCATCCGGCAGCTGATACCACACGTAATCGTTAATCCCGAAAGCGCGCCCCAGATTATCCAGCAGCTGGAAGCCCGTGCCGGAATGGGTGAAGTGCGGAATGGGCTTGTCGCTGTAGTCAGCATCCGGCACCGTCACCGTGATGCCGCTGTGTTCCGTCAGCCAGCTGGCAATTTCGCGCAGGGTGGGGTGCTGGAATGAACACGGCCAGCCGCGCTCAAACACGCCGACCAGCTCACGCACAAAAAGACGCTGGAAACCTTTTTCGGCGGGCTGCGAGCGCTCCACATAACCGGTGAACCAGCGCAACACTAAATCGCTGTATCCCACATCAAGCCGCACAAGCTTGCCGGTGTAGTCGGTGTCAGTTTCCACCGTGATAAATCCGCGCCCGCAGTTGTTCAGCTCAAGCACCATATTCACATCAACCAGATGCACCTCATCCGTTGACAGGTGCAGACGTTTAACAGGCTTCATTCTTACCCCAGCGCATCGTTAACAGGTTTCAGAACCCGGCTTTCAAACCATGACAGCTTTTCCGCATCCTCTCCGGCGCTCGTCTGGCCACCGGCACCACCTCCGGCCCCGGCTTTCTGGGTTTTGCTGTCCGTTCTGGCCGTCGCCCGCGCCTCGCGCTTTTCCTGAACGCTGAGATGTTCGGTAAGGGTGAACGTAACCAGCCAGGACATGCGACCATCCTGCGGCGGCGCGTCCACCGTGCCGGTAAACGTGGCCTCACGCAGATTCACGGCGCGGGCCACCTCATTGGCCACGCGGTAAACCTGCCGCTTGCCGCCCGCGTCGGTGGCGTTCGCCAGGGCAAAAATGCGCGCCAGCGTGTCAATCTGTTTAAACGGTACTTCGCCGTTGACGCGCAGTTCTTTGCCTTTGGCGCCCTGCTCGGCTTTTGTGGTGGCGCTGGTCTGCCCGCTCTGGTCTTTGTCAGCAAACTGCTGGCTTACCGTCACGCGCATGTTTTTCATCGGGATAGCTTCGCCATTAAGCGCCAGCGTTATTGTCGAACTCATGGATCATTCCTTTAATTCCGTCGAGATTATCACCGGCCAGCATAATGGCCGCGCTGTGTACGGCGGACAGCTCCGGGATGCCCTGCATCAGCGCCCGCGTGAGCGTTGCCGCATCCCCCTTCGCCGTGAACACCCAGGCGCGGGCGCTTTTCCCGGCCAGCTGGGTAAGCCCGTCCGCCACCTCAGAAAGCAGGCTGGCGCGCTGTGCTGTGAACCCGGCCAGCGCGCTTTTAATGCCGCCCATATCGATCCCGGCGCTGGCCGCCTGTTGGGCGCTGGCCACTGCTCTGGCATTCATCACGGCGCGGCTTGTCGGAACGGAAAGCGGCAGCGCTGCCGGCAGGCCGTTTTCACCTCGCGCCGGCAGCTGCATTCTGACCGTGGCCAGCTCCGCCGCCGAACGGGCAAGGCGGCTCACCTGGGTGAACGCAGGCGCGGGAAAAACCTGCGTCAGCGCGTCAAGACGGGTAATAAAATCAGCCTGCGTCTGCCCGGTCACTAGCATAACCACCACATCACGCACGCCCGCCGCGCTGGCCAGCTTCCCGGCCAGATACGCCACGGCATTGGCCGGGCTTAAGTACGCGCCGTTATCGGTCTGCTGGCCCACCCCGTAAAGCCACGGATGGGCCGGAACGATGGCGCAGCTGAGTGATGAAAACGCATCAGAAAAAGCCAGCCTGGCTTCACGCCACATTTTCCGGCACCTCCGGCCACGCAATATCTTCCACGCCGGAAAAGACCAGCCGATTCAGGCGCACGCGGTAGGTTTTCCACGCCAGCAGCTGCGCCTTTTCCTCATCAGTGGCAACACCCAAATCATCCGCATCCTGCAACGGGGCGATTTTACCCGCCGCCATTGCCAGCAGTTCGCTGCGTTTACTTTCGGCCTGGGCAATAATTTCCTGTGCCGTAAACTCGCGGGGAATGATTTTTTCTCCGTCCCACATCCATTCCCCGTATATATTCAGACCGTCCGGCACATCTGCGGATTTAATTTCCGTCACGGAAAGACCGGACGGAAACAGGCGCGAGGCATCAGCATGAAACGAGCGGATAACGCCGTTATCATCAAAACAGATTTTGATTGTGTCAGCCTGAAAGCGGGTTAAATGATAATACCAGTCCAGACCATCTTCAGTTTGCAGATAAAGGGCCGGGATCATCATGTCCAGATATTCCGGCGTATATTGCGTTAGTTTATTTAATGTCAACATTATGCGGTATGCCCTACAGTCATCCAGCCAATAGCCGGGTAATATTTCTGAACCGGTCGATAAAAAAGCGTGTCGTTAACGGGTTCATCCCCTTCCGCGTTATAGCCAGTAAGCACGCAGCCACCCGGTACGCGCTGCCATGCGTTTCTTGCGATAATGAAAGAACCCTCTGCCCCGAGCGCCACATCACTGACAAAGTATTGTTGCACCCATGATGCAACCGCACGTGTATTTATGTTGTTATTAATGGCGGCAAAATTGTTGTTCAGCCAGTTGGAAAGCCAGCCACCCCAGACAGTGCCGGAAATATTTCCGTCCGGCGCGGCCATAGCCCCATTCGGCCCCCATGCGATATAGCCATCACGGCGGATAGTAAAATCGCCGCCGCCCTCTACGCCATTATTAATACGCAAATCAGAGTTGCGGTCTTTATAGATGTAAGCGCGGGCTGTGCCGTCGATATTTTTAAATACAATGTGCTGGCGCTTATCGCTGGCCAGAAAAATATCTGTCGTTGACTGCACCCCATTTGCAGAAAAGCCTCCCTGAACCACAACATCATGACCAAAGCTCACATTCCCTGTTGAGGCATTGACGCTAAAAGGGCGCAGATTGTTATAATTGCCGTCCGCATCGTCTTTATTGGTGAAAAGCAAATAGCTGGTTGCGCCATCGAACCGCCAGAAACAGCCAATACCGCCCTGTTTCATGCGATACGCGTTAGCCGACGTGGTTTTAAGTTCCCCCGTCATTTCATCGCCTTTACGCTGCACCGCGCCGACAATACGCGAATCATTACCCGCCGCCACGGTATTCGCCTCTGAACCCACATCCAGCAGCGCCGCGCCCTTGAGTTTCAGGCTTTCCCTCGCCTTGCTGACGTCCTGCACATCAGCCAGATTTTTTGATTTTTCCAGAAACAGGCTACCTTTCGGGCGCAGGTCGGTGACTGTGCCGTCCGCCTCAATCCGGGCCACGGCAAAAACATAATGTTTAACGCCGTTCTGCTCGTAGTTCGCGTGCGTCTCCGCCACGGTGACTTTACTTTCCACGCCCCAGACGCTGGTAAGCGAACCGCGCCACGCCACATCAAGCCAGACGCTGACCGGCTTTGTCGTGACAGTGATATCCAGCTTTTGCGGCAGCTCTGAACGCAGCCCGGCCACGTAGCCCACTCCCGGCGAAACGGAATACTGCGCGCCGGTTTTCGTGACCAGATAGCCGTTACCAAAAAACGCGGCAGGCCCGTAAAGGTCGATATTTTCCACGCGGGTGCGCTCGTCGGCACCGTCAAGGCGCGCCGTGAAATCAATCTGCCACGTATCCGCAGGCGTATTAATGGCCGTCTCGTTAGCTGCGCCGTTGTATTCCATCAGGAAAGAACGGGTAAGCACGTTGCCCTGCTGGCCCGCTGCCGTTTTGATTTTCTGCTGTACCGGCGCATGAACAATCATTGCCAGCGTGCCGGAATCGCGGTTAACAAGCCCGATCCAGTTAAAGGAAAAATCGCCGGTAGTGGCGCCCAGTACCACCGAATACACCACGGCGTTTTCATTAACCAGCCCGGTTTTCGTCACCGCCTGGCGGTGAACAATCATTGACGTATCCGGCAGCGTTTCCGCCCGGTCTACCGGCGCGGACGTATTCAGCCCCGGCACGTTGGCAAACACAAATTCATCCAGCACAACATCAGCGCCCGTCGCGGCCTGCTGTGCCTTCCATTGCTCAAAAGCGTATGTAATAGCCGTTTGTGACATAAGTTCCTCTTACAGTCTTGCGCCGAACGTGGCGGCGGGCTGCTCAACCGGCAGGCTTGCGGGATAACAGACGTATTCGCCCTGATCCCAGCCCGCACGGATAATAAATTTTTGTGTGGTCATGACTTCAAACTGATAGCGGCGGCAGGTTCGCCCGTACTGGCGGATGATCTGCAACATCAGTTCCGGGTTGTCTGCCAGCTGGCCATCTGTCACCCGGACGGTGATAACGTCCCAGTCAATGCCGGGCTGGCGCTCCAGTAATTCCACGTAACCAATGCCCAGCCGTTCAAAGATGCTGATAAAACCCGCCACCGAACCGGCATCACGCGCATTGATAAACGCATACGCCACACGCCTGCGAAAAAGCGCCAGCGGCTCACCGTTAAAGCGCGTCACGTCGCGGTCATACGCCAGCAGGTTTAACAGCGCTTCGGAGCAGGTCAGCGGATCAAACTGGCTCACCGGCCACGTTACCCAGCCGTACACCTGCGACCAGAATTTACGGGCGGCGCGCAGCAGCGTCCCCGGCTCGCCCTCACTCATCCAGAAAGGCAGGGTTAACCCGGCCAGCTTTTTCATAAAATCAGGCATTGGCGAGGCTCACGGTTAAACTTTCCAGTCGTGGCACGTTCAGCCCGCTGACAATATCGGTCAGCGAAAAGGCCAGCGAATCAATCGCGGCAAACTGCCGGTGCAGCTCGCGCCCCAGATTGGAAAAAGAGAAGCGCGAAAAAGGCCATGTTTTCTTCACGTCAAAATCGTTGTTTTCACGAAACGCACAGCGGATCAGGTTTTCGGCCCCGGTGCGCAGCGCGTTTTGCTCGTCGTCGGTCAGGTTGGCCAGACTCGTGACATAGACCGTTACGTCCAGGCTGTGGCGGGTTTCCGGCATGGCAAAACACTGCATATCATCGCCGTGGCCGTGGTGGCCCTGCGTGGTGATGTAATCATTCACCGCCTGAATAAACGGCTCAGACGTGACACCCGTATCAAGCAGCAAATACGCGTTTGCTGTCCCCGGCCCGCGTGGCGCCTCATGCTCAAAGAAAATGCGGTCGATACTGAGTCCGGCCACGCCTGCAATCATGGAGCGGTAAACCGCATCGGTGTGATAACTCCCCACCAGGTTAAACTGGTTGCGGCAGCGCTCGCGTAACTCGTCGTCGCTTTCCTCATCTGCGCCCGGCGCGGTCAGCCAGTCGGCTTCGTTGGCCACATGACTGATACCTGCCACGGCGGCGGGTAAAATGCGGTAATAGCCCGGCGCGAGGTTGTATGCGCCACCGGTGGCGGTAGCCTTCACCGGGATCAGCGCGCTGGCCGTGTCGCCGGTGATGGTAAAATCTGCCGTGGTGGCCAGCTCGTACACCGTGCCGTTAATCCGTTCCGTCTGGATAAGCGTTCCCGCTTTCACCGTGACCACCGCCCCGGCGTCAGTCTTGAAGAAGCGGATCACACCCTCCGCCGCCGTGGCTGGTTTCGCCGTGACGTTCACCGCCCAGGCAAGCAGGCGCAGCAGCTGGCCGGATGCCGTGGCAACAAACATATTGGCCAGCACCGTGCCGACCAGCACATCCTTAAGCCACAGTACCGGCGTTGTGACGATGGCGGTAATTAACCGCCAGAACGGTGACATTCTTGATGTGTTGGTAATTAACCCCTCATCCTGCACGATGGTATTAAAGCGCTCGCGTAATGCCTCTTTTGTGGTCGGCATACCGCTGGCTTTCACCACCTCTTCAAAATCAACCTGCGGCTTCTCTGTCATAAATCAGCCCTCACCGATACCGCCCCAAAATCCCACGTACTGGCCGTGATCCACAGACGCGAATTGCTTTCTTCGTTTATCAGCACCGTGCCGGGTTCGATACGTTCATCGCCTTCAATCAGTAATTCCAGCTGCGTTAAAATATCGGCGCGCAATGTGGGGCTGCGCTCCGCTATTAATTCCGTTGCCAGCCCACTTTCAAGAATGGAATGAACAATATCCTGCCCGATGCTTTGGCTGTTATTACACAGTACCGGTTCATTACCGGAATTAAGGGTAAAATTGCGCCCTTCAATTAATAAATCAATATATAAAGGCTCACTCACGCGTTAAGCTCCTGCCATTCCATTAATTGCCCCGGCGATAATGTTTCTTTCGGGTAAATGTTTACCGTGCCGATTTTTTTGCTGTTATCCGTTACTGTTTTTGCGTTGCTGTTAATCGTTTTAGCGATCCCGCCTTTATCAATATTTTTTACCTGCCCGCCCGTTGACAGCGTATTCCCTGTGACAGGCGAACCGCCGCCCTCACCCGCAAGGGAAATATTGATACCGGGAAGTTTATTCAGCTTGCCGACAATCCAGTTCCAGGAGTTCAGAAAACTGCCTTTAATTTTTGTCCAGATGCCGTCAAACAGAGTCACAATGCCGCCTGCCATTCCGGCCAGCGCGTCTTTCGCGGAGAAGTTTTTAAACAGCGACGTGAAATTCTCCCAGCCCACAGTAATACGCTGCCATGCTGTAGCGAAAATACCCGCCACCCATTTCACCGCACCGGCAACCACCTGAAACGCTGCGGTATTCATTACGGCCGCCCTGATAGCATCCCAGTGTTTAACCAGCATCCAGCACCCGGCAACCAGCAGCCCAATCGCGCCGATAATCAGCAGCACCGGCCAGCTCATCAGGTTGATGCCCACCCCGGCAGTGATCGCCGCCATGCGCACGGCCAGCAGTGTGCCGCGCAGCGCAACAAGCATCAGGTTCCAGGCGGCAACCCCCGTTCTGGCAAGCCACACCGCAGCGGTGAACAGGCGCACCGGCAGCATGACCGCATACCATAGCGCCTTTAAGCCCGTCAGCATGATGGACGACACACCCAGCACGATATTTGCCGCCGCGCCCACCGCCGCGAACCCCAGCACCGCAAGCGCGACATAGCCCACCACCCGCGCAATGTTCGGGAAAATCTGCATCCAGCGCGCAAAGGTCTGCCCCATATCCGCCAGGCGGTTAAGGAACGGATACAGCACCGGCACAAGCGTAAGCCCGATCACGGTCTGGACGGCCTTAAGGATTTGCACAAAGCGATCCCACGGCTTAACCATCTTCGCAGCCATTTCCTGAGTACGTTTAAGCCCGTCAGCGCCGCCCAGTTCGGTAATATTGCGCTGCAACAGCGCCACGTTGCCGTAAAGCTGCTTAACCACTGCCGAACTGTCCCCGAAAGCCTCATCAAGCTCCGCCTGCGCTTTGAGGTTTCCTTCCAGGCTCTTGCCGTATTTGCCCTGTAATTTCGTGAGCATTTCCGGCATCGAGAGAATGTGGCCGCTGGCGTCCTGGAAGGACAGGCCCAGTTTTTTCGCGCCTTCAATTGCGCCGGTCATAAAGCCTTCATAGGCGCTGCTGGCTTCACTGCCCAGCGTGCGGTTCAACTGACCCAGCACGGCCAGCTGCTCATCAATCCCGATATTGAAGTTTGTGCCGACGCCGCGCGCGCCTTCCATCAGGTCTTTGATGGCCCCCATTTCGACGCCGAACGCCTGGCGCATGTAGGCCATTTTCCCGGCCAGCTGCTCGGCAAACTGCACCTTGCCCAGTCGTTCCGCGTCGCTGCGGAAGTTGGCAAACATCTGCCCCATAAATTCCGCCGTATCGGCAGACGTCGCTTTAAGGGCAAACGCCAGCGTATTGGCGATGTTCGTTACCTTCGGCAGCTCTGCGCTGGTCAGCCCGTCAATTGCGCCGCTGATTTCCGCCGTGGAGTTCACAAAATCCACCGCGCTGGCGCCGTAGGTCATGGAAAAGCGCATCGCGTCGCGCTGCACGGTTTTAAGCGCGCTACTGTCCACGCCCCGCGCCGATGCCTCATTAAGGGCGTCGTACATTTCGATAGCGGGGCCGAGCGCCCCTTTTACCGTTTCCGCCACGCCCCACATGGCCAGCCCGCCGACGCCGATACGCTTAAACGCCTCTTTTGATTTATCCGCAAAGCCCGTAACAGAATTTTGCGCCTGTTTTAACGGGCGCGTTAATTTGTCGATAAGGCTTAATGTAAAATCCAGCTGTTTCATTCAGCGCCTTTAAAAGCTGTGCCAATACCACTGGCAACCGCCACGGACATATTTTCCCAGTAGCGGTTATCCAGCCAGATGGCGGCGGCGATATCATCAATATTATCCTGCCCGGACGGCAGATAATGACGGCGTAAAATTAAATACTGGTCGAGTCCATTTTGTTCAATCGCCTGGACTCGCTTTGTCAGTTTTTTACTTCAATTTCCAGCTCAGGCGCGTAGATTTCATTAATCTTGCCAACCAGTTGTAACGCCGCGCCCGGACGCTTGATAATTTCCGCCAGCGCTTCTTTGCTTTCCGCCGCCACAATGCGATTAAGATAGTTATTCGCAGGCGCAACTTTATTATCCATCGCCATTTCATTAATTAATTTGTTATAGGCGGTCTGGTTCGGCTCAAAAATGATTTCAGTACCGGAAACAACAAGTTTAATTTGTTCCATTTAATAAATTCTCTCTTTGATTAATTTCGTCAACAAGCTGGTTATGGCGTGCGGCACACTGCCCGTACAGCTCAAGATAAAGCGTTATTAATTCCGCCGCGTCTTTGCCTGTTGTTCCGGTCAGGCGCGGCAGCTGCGTGCTGCATTTAGTTTTCAGGTTTTCCTGATAACGCACGTTCGGCACTGGCGGCGGCGTCGTTGTACATGCTGACAAACTCGTCAGACAGACAGCGATTGGTAAATACCGGCTTAACCAGCTCCGTGCGGATTTCACGCGGTGGCGCATTGCGTAAAGCCTCCAGTTTTTCTTCCAGCGCCCGGCCTGAATTGCTGGCCACGTCCTGCAACTGCCTGCCGGTGGCCGCTGCCGTGCGCTGAATGGTCAGGTCGAGGCTGTCACGCTGCCAGCCTGCGGCCTTCCATCCCCCGGCGAACGCCAGCACCAGGGCAACAATCACCGCCAGCGCGGCCCGGTCCATCAGCGAACCCCTTCATGCTCAAGACTGAAATGGTTGCCGTCCGGATTGGTTTTAAAGCGCCCGCCCCAGCTGCCGCCCAGCGATTCCCAGTATTCACCCAGCGGCAGGTAATCTTCTGAACGCCTGGCGTATTCGCCATTAATGAACAGGTTAAAATCCACAGCAAGGCGCTTCGTGTGCAGGCTGTTGGAAATGCCGCTGCCCTTTTTTGCGTTAAGCGCGGCCTGCTCCGGCGTGCGGTACGCTTCGCCAAACGTCAGGCGATAGCCCTTTTCTTCTGCCCAGTGGATCAGATTGGCCACCATGACGGTAAATAACTGCTGTTTTTCGCTTAAAGTCATTTTTCCTCGCTCTCCTGCTTACCCGCCGCACGGCGGCGTAACCACACTTCAACCGCCTGATAACCGGCAATCCCCAGACCTGCGCCCAGCCCCTGAATGGCAAGCGGGCTGGCATCCGGTAACTGGAGAAGCACCGCACCGGCAACAACTGAAACCAGGCTACCCAGGATCACGCGGCCAGCAAAAAGCCGCAGCGTGATGGGGTCATTGCTGGTCAGCACTTTTGCAACGGCGATTAACGCACCGATAACCAGCAATGAAATAAGGCTTTGCTCGTCTTTACTCATGGCTTCCCTACCCGATCAGGTTTTCAGTGGCTTCCGCTTCCAGGTACGGGATGCCGTCAATGTTGATAAAACGCGGGTCAGTCACCAGAAACTTAAACTTACGCGTCGAAACCGCCCCGCCCTTCGGATCGATATCCAGAAGGTTGCTCAGGTTCAGCTTGCAGCCAAAGGCTTCAATCTTTACTTCCTCATCACCGGCTTTCGCGTAGAAAAGCAGGTCTACGGGCGGGATGCCGCGCCATGATCCGTATTGCTGCGCCAGTCCCTTAAGCACCGCAACGGCTTTGACGCTTAATTCCAGTTCACCTTCTGCCGAAACATCGCCATCGACGTAGCCATCTGGCACGCCCCTTGTCTGCGCTGCCGTGGTGTTGTCGGTGATATCCAGCGTTGCCTTTTCAACGTGGACAAGCGAACTGTCTACGTAAACATCAAAAGACATGCCCGAAATGCGCTTGGTCATGCGCTGGCCTCCAGACTCTGATCGAGTAACAGGCTGATCGAGATTTGCAGCGGCACTTCATACGTGCGCACCACAATATAAATTTCGACCTGCTTTTTCGTTTTCCAGACGATAGACACATCGCCATCCTGCGGCGGTTTCACCTCGCCCGGAAACGTCACGCCGTTGATTTCAGCGGCTTTTGACATTTCCCGCAGCGGCTTCGCAAAAAGCGACTGGTGCGCCGCGATACTGCCCGGCGTGCTGTTAAGCGAGCGATCGCCGATTTTGCCAATCGCCAGCAGACGCACACGGCGGGCGGCTTTGTCTGCAATGCGCAGCGTTTCAATGGACTGATAATCCCCGCCTTCCACATCCAGCGTGCGCCCGTCAGACCAGTAGAATCCGTCATAGTCCGCATACCACATCGGCACGCTGTAGCGCTGCGCCTCAAGCGCCCGCAGGGTTGCCAGCTCCACCACCGCCCCGGCGCCATCTTCCGGCATTTCATCGCGGCCCATGTTCAGCAGCGCGCCCGTTTTTACGCGGGCCGGGCTGTCTGCAATGGTTACGGCCCGGTTACACAGACGCCCCGCCAGAACACCCGGTTCATTGCCCCAGAGGCGGGGAACCAGCTGCACCGATTTTTCTGCAATACCGTCCTGTAACGTGGACAGGCGCTCCAGATAATCCGCCTGGCTTTCGTCGGCCTGCATTCCCTGAACAGCCAGGATGAACCACACCCAGCGGCCACATTTCGCAATCAGCGTTGATCGCAGCGTTGCCGCCTGATTAATCGCGGCTTTGTCGGCAACATCATCCGACAACACCACGCCTTCCACTGAGCAGGAGACCTGCGCGGCCTCCACCGCTTTTACCCAGGCATCCGGCTCGCTACCAGCGGCCAGCGGATGCACAAAAGCCCACCAGTTTTGCCCGGCATTGGCCTGCGCCGCCTTAAGGTCATTTTTCAACGGGCTATCATCAGCACCCAGAAGCGCATCAAAATCCGTCTGCGCAGTGACGGCCAGCGTCTTGCCGGTATTGGTTTTTCCCGTACCGATAAACAACACCACACGCTCCACCTCACTGGTTTCGCCCTGTAGCTGGTTTACCTGGTTCACGTCCACACTTGGCCAGGTCATACTTTCCCCTTGATATCCTGCGCATTAACATCCCAGCCAAAGCCAATGGCCTGTAGCTGGCGCGCCAGCGCCTTGTTAAATTCTTCGTCGCTCATGCCCAGAAAGGCACGGGCGGGAAGGTCGATTGTCCAGCTTGTTTTTACTGCCTTGCCGCTCAGTTTGCGGATCAGCAAACCAGCCTGCGCATAGGGCATCGTTTCGGTGATTTCGCGGTAAGTGGGCTTTTTAAGCCGCTTCCCGCGCTTCACCTGGTAGCCCAGCGCCCGCAGCTTTTTGGCCTGGGCGACGGTGGCCAGCTTGCCCGGCTCCGCCTGGCGGGGTTGCGAACTGCGGCTTATCCGCGCCCTCATCCCGTTTTGCTGGGTATATCCCACCGCCCCGGCCGAAACAGGCGTTTCGCCGTTTCGATACCCGCCGCCCTGCAAATAAACCCTCACCGCGTCGATTTCCGGCATTTCCCGGATGTGCAGCAGCTTCGGCATATTGCGCAGCATCTTCCCTTTGCGCTTCGTTTTACGGCCCGGCCACGGCTCCCCGTCAGGCGATTGCTGGTTGCGAACGTTGCGCTTCGCTGCGGCTATCAGCCCGTATTTAGCGAGTCGCCACAGCAGCCGCTGGCGCTTTTTCGGCGGCAGCTCCAGACTGGCCAGCGCGGCGCGCAGCTCGGCCAGCTGCTTTTTGTTAAGCTCACCGCCGACAAACATCACGCTTCCCCTATTGGCGCGCCGGTTTCATCCGTTCCGTAGACCTTTGCGCTAAGCGCCGTCCAGATTTCCGGGTTAACCAGCGTCCAGCGCTCACCGTTCCAGGGTATTTCGCCTTCCGCATCCCTGCGGATCACGAGTTCTTCAACCAGCGGCATGGTCAGCACCACCGTGGCGGTTTTTTCATCTTCAACCGAGATATCCCATTCGGGATCGGCGTCGGTGATGCCGATTTCCTCCGCCGCCTCACTGCCGTACTCATCCAGCCAGGCAAGCAGCAGCGCAACAAGCAGCTGCGGCGGACAGAGGCGATACGGGAAACGCTCCCAGCTCAGCACGGCGCTGTAGCGGATAATCGCCTGCCGGTACTGGTCAAGGCCCAAATCTTTCGCCGCTGGCACTATCTGCATTTCATCGATAACGCTGTCGAACCGCTCGCAGGCGCGTGGCGGCACGTTTTCTTCAAAAAACGCGACCAGTGATTCAAGCTGTGTCTGGTTCATACTTTTGCCACCGTTGCCCGCTTAAGCCCCTTCATGCGCCGGATAGCCACCGAGGCTTCGGCAAGCAACCCGGCGCGCGTTTCTTCACTTTCCTGCCCCGGATGGGTATCACGCCGCCCGATAGTGGCGAACTCACCCAGCAAATCCGCTTTAGCGCGGGCAAAAACCGCTTTCGTGTACTGCGCGCAAAGCCCGTTAATCCCCGCCATTGTCACGCCCGGCACATCCGCCGCAGCGGCATACCCCTGCGTTTTGTGCTTCACCTCCACACTGACCAGCTCCGCATTGACTTCCATCACGGCGGTAATCAGCGCCTGGGCGAGCGTGTCCGCCTCCATATCTGGCGGTAATGCGCGCTGGGCCTGAAAATCTCTCAGGTTTAAATCCGGCCAGAAGCCGTTATTTGTCAGCGGTTCATTCTGATAATCCAGCGGCTTTCCGCTAAACATAAATCCCCCGAAATAGGCGGGCTGACCGGCATCCACGGCGCATTACACGTCAGTGTTTTGCCCTCCGCCGCGCCCGCCTGGCTTGCGGTAGTCGTTACTTCGTCAGGCTGCGGATACGGGCACCAATCTGCGCCCGCATCGTGCCCACCCCGACGCGTTTATAAATTTTTTCCGCCGACGCCAGCAGGGCATCAGCCTTTTTCAGCGTGTCCACATCTTCCAGCGCCGTGGCGCGGGGCTGGCCTTCGTCGTCACGCAGCAGAAGCAGCCCGGCGAACTTGAACCACTTCGCCGTAATTTGCTCATGCAGCCGCCAGCGCTGCGTGACCTTCTCAAAGGTCTGTGAAAAATACGGCTCCACACTTTCACCCGCCGCCGCAGTCGCTTCCGCCCAGTTCAGGACGGTATCCGCCACAAACGCCGGGAAATGGCTGCGGATCTCCTCCGGTGTTGGCTGCTGCTGCTTAATGGCAATATCTGCCCAGGCCAGCGCCCGCTCAAAGTCGCCCGCGTCAAACAGCCACACCACGCACCAGGCGAAAACCGGGTTCGGGTAGACTTTGCCGCCTGCCAGATAGCTTTCTACAGTCGGCATCCATTTCGGCAGCAGCACATCACGCTTGTACGCTTCACGGTCTGCGATGGTCGGCAGGCCGCGAACGTTGGCGACGTCGTTATTCAGCGCCTGAATCTGCAAATGCAGACTTTCGGCACGCTCCACGGCCTCACGGCGAAATAACTGCTGTTCCATCGCAATGCGCTGGCTGTGACGCTGGGCGGGTGAAAGTGCCATTGGTTAGCCCTCCACCGGCTCGGTGACGGTGCCGATAGTCACGGCGTTTTCATCAATCGCCGCGTACAGCTCCGGCACTTCAACGGCGTAACCTTCGTTGCGCAGGTATTTGTTTTCAAACTGCTTGCGGTCATCCACAAATTCCGCTTTACGCTGACGCGTACCGCGCTGGGTGTAGATGTGAAGGTTACTGAGCGGCGTCACCACCATGCGCTTGCCCGGCATGAACGGCGGCACGATAGCCGGACGGCCTGCAATGGTACTGCCCAGCATCTGTGCTGCGATTTTCTCGCTAGGGCGGTCAGCTGACTGGTAAAGGCGATACTGCTCGGCGGCCACCAGGTCAGCACCAACCAGCACGACCAGACGCGGGTCATTGCGATACTGTTGCGGGATTTTGTCGTTGATAAGGTCGGACGCCATCGCATCCAGCGAGCGATAATCGCCCTTATCATCCAGAACCACCGGATCGGTAATAATTTGCTTACCGCCTTCAAAGTCTTTCATGCGCTCATGCCAGCCGATGTTTACATCTTCGCCGTTCGGGTTTTTAACCGGATCAGTGGTTGCGGCCGCTGTCTTACCGTTAAAGCCGATACGCAGCATGTCCAGCGCAAACGCCTGATTAGAGAAGGTCTGCACGAGGTTAAAAAATTCATCTTCCGACTTGCCGGAATTAGCCCAGACAGACAGCAAATCCCACTTAAGCGCGGCGCAGGAATCGGTTTCGACCAGCTTGTACTCATTACCATCGACGCCCACACGGCGCATAAAACGCCCTTCTGCTGCGCGCCCTGTATGCAAGGCCGACGCCCCCACAGAAACCACCTGGCCGGAAAGCTGATCGACGTCTGCGCAGTAAATCAGGTCGAGAAATTCAACGGATTCCAGCAGCGCCAGGCGCAACGCCGTTTCGTTCGGGTCAGTCAGAGAAAAATACTGGGCTGCGCTTTCAACGCCATGCGCCTGCGCCAGCCCAGAAGAAAACGCGTGAATAAGCCCCCGCGCTCGTTGATTAAGTTGCATATAAATCCCTCGCGTTGACGCGATTAATAAATAAAAAAGTTTTGTGTAACGTTTAACTGCGGGAATTTAAATTACAGAAATTTAAAGCCGCCTTTTTTCTGCTTATCACCAAACTGACGTTTTGGCAGCTGCGTGACTTTAGTATCCAGCTTGCCGAAATTGTTCACGATATTGCCAATATTGGCGCGCAGGTCGGCAAACTCTTCTGTATCCACCACGTCTTTAATGGTTTCCACATCACCGGCAGTTTGTTCCAGCTTCTCTTCAATCGCCGACACGCGCCCTTCAAGGTCATTCAGCGCATTAGCGATAACGGTTAACTTATCGTCGTCGGTCGTTTTTTCTTCCACCGGCTCTTCTTCAAACTGTTTGCCTTTCGGCTTAATACCAAAAAATTGCTGCCACGGTGTTTTCATATTTGTTTCCTGGGTGATTTTCCCTTTTTCAGTCATTACGCAGGCGTAATAACCCTGTTTCGATAAATTGCGTTCAGAAAAACGCAGCCTTGTAGTGCCAACGCTGGCCGGGCAGTCAGTCACTGCCAGCCCTTTAAGATACGTTCGCCCGCTTCCCCGCCAGTTCTCTTCCGGTTCGATGGAGAAATAAACCATCTGCCCTTCGCGGTTTGAATAAATAAGGTTCATATTCGGGCTAATTTTGGCGTAAAGCCGGGCTAACCCGTCCTCGCCGTCCTGCCACATAACTTCAAGCACTGAACCAAAATTACCCCAGTCGCGGCTGTGCTCGGGCCAGATTAATGCGCCGTAATGGTTAACATCGTATGTTTCGGCCATATCGATGATCCATTCCCGGTAAATCTGCCTTTCGTCTACCGTATCCCCTTCGGTGGCAATACATAGCCAGTCTGTTTTTAAATGAGACTGCGACATACTTCCCCTTATGCCTGCCTTGTGATTGCGAAACTGATTATTACGAAATAAACCCGACGCTGCACGCCGCTTTATTCTTATCAGTTCGGATATAACGCCTTTCCCGAATAACAACGAAAACCCGACGCCGTTTTATATAAAAGACGCAGGCATAATAAAGGCTATGGCTAAATACTCAGACGAATTAAAAGGCGTTGTACGCTCGCTTTATTTGCGCCGTTATACGCCGAAAGAAATTGCATCAGAATTAAATCTGCCGAATGCGCGGATCGTTTACTACTGGGCGGAAAAACACGGCTGGGCGGACATGCTCAGTATTGAAAGCACAGAGGACGCGATTGAACGCCGCTACCAGCTGCTTGTCGGGCGGGATAATAAATCCGACCACGATTTAAAAGAGCTGGACATGCTTATCGCCCACGCCACAAAACTGCGGGCGCAAAGCAACAAGCATAAAGAGAAGATGGCAACCGGCCATGATGGCCAGCGTGCAGCTGCGCCAGCGGACGGCGACGACGAGCAGCCAAAGCGCAAACGCAAGTACAAGAAAAACGATATTTCCGCACTGACAGAGGACGACTTTAACGCCTGGGCAGATGAGCATCTTTTCGGGTATCAGAAGCACCTGCGCGCCAACATCGGCCAGCAGGTGCGCAACATACTTAAAAGCCGCCAGATCGGGGCGACCTGGTATTTTGCGTTTGAAGCGTTTGAAAACGCCGTGCTTACCGGCGACCCGCAAATCTTCCTTTCGGCATCGAAGGCGCAGGCGGAGGTTTTCCGCTCCTATATCGTCAACATTGCGGAGCAGTATTTCGGCATCACGCTGACCGGCAACCCGATCCGCTTAAGCAACGGTGCAGAGCTGCGCTTTCTTTCCACCAACAAAAACACGGCGCAGTCGTACAGCGGCCATCTGTATTGTGACGAATATTTCTGGGTGCCGAACTTTGCGCGGCTTAATGAAGTGGCTTCTGCGATGGCCACCCATGACAAATGGCGCACCACCTACTTTTCCACCCCATCGGCCAAAACGCACCAGGCTTACCCGTTCTGGACAGGCGAGGAATGGAAACAGGGCAGCAAAAAGCGCGCCGCCGTTG